GGGGTCTCCGCCAGCTATGCCTTTTCTTTAAAAAGGTAGAGCTGACGTGCACTCCTAAGCGTGTACGGAAAGCCATTGAGAAGTTCATAGAGACTGATGCTCAGATACGACCGTTGAGGACCTATCCCAGAGAGGATTTACTCTTACTTAGGAAGGTTTTCAACAGATCATTTGCCTCCATATTTGGGAAACTCGAGAAAATGGTATATAACCATGATATCGTACCCAAGCATGGTCCGGGCGCTACAGCAGATCGGCTTGTCGGAAACGACAAGTATTTCTGTCCATGGTACCCGGTTTTAGAGCAGTCCTTTCCACTTGATTTGTTCATGACGCCCAATTTGGGCGCGGATGAGTCGCTGGAAGGGATATCTGTGCATGGCCTAGGTTTTAACCCCGTTTCAGTGGTTAAAACCGTTCCAAAGTCGCTCAAGACCCCGAGGCTAATCAGTTGTGAACCTGCAGCAGTACAGTACTGCCAGCAGGCACTCATGACATCCCTCGTGTCTCTATTGGACAAACATCCAATTGGTCGGTGTTTCAACTTCCGCGATCAATCTGTTAATGGCATTGTTGCCTTAAATGGGTTGATTGACGGTAGTGTTGTAATTATCGATTTATTAGAGGCATTCGATAGGGTCTCCGCGGCGATGGTTTCCTGGCTACTCAAGGACTACCCGCACTCTCGTGCGGCGTTCTTCAGGGCTAGGTCACCAATCACCCGGCTTCCTAATGGCGAAACAATACGCCTACGGAAGTTTGCGGCTATGGGCTCGGCGCTTACCTTTCCTGTTGAGGCCATCGTGTTTTACACGATCATCCTTGCTGGTCTGGTACGCGCCAACGAAGTCAACCCCAAGAAGGGGTTCACTGCGTCTGCAGTCTCGATAAAGGTGTTCGGGGACGACATAATCGTGCCCGCTCGCTTTAGCACCACCGCGATCCTTAGTCTTCAGTTCTACGGAATGAAGATTAATCACGACAAGACCTTTACAACTGGTCTTTTCCGTGAGTCGTGCGGCGTAGATGCATACGGAGGTGAAAATATCACACCCGTATACCTACGTCATCCGATTTGGAATCGCGGACAGAAAGACGTCGCTTATGCAAGCTACGTAGCTACCATCGAACAGCTATTTATAGCTGGACTGTGGAAAACTGCTGATTGCATAACCCGAGACGTTGAAGAACGTATCGGGCGTCTTCCCAGGGTAGGGAAAGACGTCGGCGCCTTGTCCTTGAAAAATTATTCAGCTAAAGGCCATCAGCTTCTAACTCAAAGAAGCAGGTGGAATTGGGACTTGCACC